GAGGCGATGCGTGAGCGTACGGCGAATGTTGGGCGTGCGCTTGCTGCTTCGGTGATTGCTGCTCGGGGTGCGACTGGTGACGCCGCAGGAGTCTAAGGCGGCGTTGCGGGTTTTGGCGGGTGATGCGGCGGACACGATTGAGTGGTCGTTGCGGCGGTCGTCGGGGTCGTTTGAGTCTCGCCGGTTTCAGTTGTTGGAGACGGGTTCGGCGCTGGTCGGGTATTACTCGGAGGGGTCTGCGGCTTTGGCTGTGGATTTCTATGACGAGTCGCGGGCTGATGCTCGAGCGGCTGGCCGGTTCGCGGCTGAGCCGGTGATCCTTGACCGGACGGTGAAGATTCGTCGCGGTCTGGCGTGGGCTTCTGCCCCGTTGGCGCTGGACGATGATGCCGCCGCTTTGGGCCGTCTGCGTGAAGTGTTGGCGTCTGAGGTGGTGCGGCCGTACCGGGACACGATCACCACGAACCGTCTCCGCGACCCGCAGGCGGCCGGCTGGACGCGTATCGCGTCGGGTTCGTCGTGCGGGTTCTGCAAGGCGCTAGCGGCTAAGGGCGCGGTGTATCGGGAGCGGTCGGCGTCTTTCGCGGCGCACGACAACTGCACCTGCACGTGCGCACCCGTCTTCAATGGTGGCGAGACCGGCCCGGAGGCTTCGGTGATCCAGTACATGGCGTCGAAGCGGCGCCGGACACCTGCCGAACGTCAGCGGATCCGTGAGTGGGCTGCTGAGTACGGCGACGTTTGACTTCCTCTCTCTGAGGGGCTCTACCCGAGGGTTTCGGGGTTCTGATGTGCGACGGCACTGAAACGGAGAACCGTAATGACTGACACCACCACGACCACTGATGCGGAAACGCAGGTGGAAGGCGGCGAGCAGAAGCAGGAACAGACGTTCACGCAGGCGGAGGTGGACCGGATCATTCGTGACCGGCTTGCTCAGCAGGCGAAGAACAAGTTCGGCGACTACGAGGAGCTGAAGACGAAGGCTGAGGGTGCTCGCACTCTCGAGGAGCGTCTTGGGTCTCTCGAGCAGGAGCTGACTCAGACGAAGACGTCGGCGCTGCGTTCCAGTGTCGCGGCCCGGTTTGGGATCAGCACTGAGAAGGGCGAGGGGGATTCCCCGTCGGACGCTGATCTGTTCCTCACGGGCACCGACGAAGCCACTTTGATCGCGCAGGCGCAGCGCCTCGCGGGACGGCAGGCGGAGTCGAAGAAGCAAGGCAACGTCGCCCCGAAAGAGGGCGGGACCAAAACCACCGGGAACACCGACAGCGACGAACGTGAGTTCGTGTCGAACCTGTTCGGTGGTTCCGACTAACCAGTCCAGGAGGACATCATGGCAGTACTTGCCACGTCGGGAATCACTCTCCCGAAGAACATCGCCGATGGGATGTTTAAGAAGGCCCAGCAGGGTTCCGCGATCGCGGCCCTGTCGGGCGCCGAGCCTCAGCAGTTCGGTGAAGTCACCTACATGACCCTCACGGGCCGGCCGAAGGCTGAGCTCGTGGGTGAGGGTGCCGACAAGGGCGACACGAACGCCACGTTCGGTACGAAGCTCGCGACCCCCCACAAGTTCCAGGTCACGATGCGGTTCAACGAGGAAGTTCAGTGGGCTGACGAGGCCTACCAGCTGAGCGTTCTTCAGACTCTCGCTGACGAGGGTGGTCTTGCGCTGTCTCGTGCGCTTGACCTTGGTGGTTTCCACGGCATCAACCCGCGTGCGGGTACCGTGGCGTCGTCGATTGCTGCGGGTGACCGTATCGCGTCGACCACGAACGCCGTCGAGATCACGACCGCGACTCTCACGACCCCTGACCTTGTGATTGAGCAGGCCGCTGGTCTGGTCATCGCTGACGGGTACGTGCCGAACGGTATCGCGTTCGACCCGACCTACTCGTGGACTGTCGCGACCGCCCGTTACGCGGATGGCCGCAAGAAGTACCCCGAGCTCGGGTTCGGTGCGAACATCGGCGCCGCGGTCACATGGTGGCAAAAGCAGCAACACGGCGGCATGCCGACCGCAACCGCCGACATCCTCCTCACCGGCCACTACCACCACCTCACCGTCATGCCATCCGGACGCAACCCCGTCACCGGCAAGTCGAAATGGTGGCTGCAGGCACCCACAACCGACAACGGATCCGCATGGTTCCGCAACATCGGTCACGGTGATAGCGACGCCGGCCTACTCGTCTTCGACATCGACGAGAACGGGTTCGACCTCTCGAGCCTCACCGTCCTCTGACCCCTGTTCGTATTTGCCAACCCCCAGAACCCACACCCCGGGCGAATGAGCCTGATCTTAGACAGCTGGGCGAGCGCGGCAACACAACACCAGGGTCCACCATGAGAGGATGCCGGGCATGACGGTCATCGCTTTAGTGTTGCTCGGTTTGGGGATTGCTGCCGTCATCACCGCTGGCCGTTGGCTCGGACTCGACTCGTGGCGCGTGCGGCCGTAGAGATCAGGCAGACAGCTGGGCGAGCGAGGCGAATACAGCGCAGGGCATAAGCGGACGGCTCATAACCGCGGAACATCAGCCGATCGCTAATCGTTTCCACTCAACACCCACCGATGCGAAAAACCTCATCAAAAGGGCCTGAGTAGAAAAACCGCATCAGCCACCCGCTAATCATCTTCTCTTCACCCCCCCCAGACTCGCGGTGTGCGGGTGGTACATGACCTGCCACGGACGCAGGGTTCATGCCAACCCGCACACCGCGCACCCCTTCATGGAGGCGTTGAATCATGCACCCATCGCACGACCAAATCGCGCCCGCCTCGTTCCAAGCCGACGCGCCCTACGGAGCAACAACATGCTCGCGCTGCAAAGTCTGCACCTGCCATCAGGCGGAACAGGCCGCACAGCCTTGTGCCAAGGCTTCTGACTGACATGCCCGTCATCTGGTTCACCCTCGGCGGCATCACCGTCTGGGCCTGGCGCCGATACACACCCGCCCTCCTCTGGGCACTCTTCTCGAGAGGCGACAGTGACTGACCCGTACGCGTACACCTGCACCGAATGCGGCACACGCTACTGCACACCCTCCGCCGCCGAAACCTGCGCCGAACAAGACGAGCTCGAAGCCAAGCAGACACGATCCGCACACCGGCGCAAAAACAGGCACAACATCGACTGACACCTTCCCCCGGAGGACAGACAATGCCGGACCACACCATCGCACCAGACGAACAAGGCGCCTACGAAATCCAACTCGAAGCAGGCGAACCCACCACCATCCAGGTCGACGCTCAATACGGCTACCTCACCGGCGGAATCCGAGTCACCCACCACGGCGGCAACCGACCCATCTACATCCGCGTCAACGACGTCAACATCGGCGACCCCCGTGCCATCATGATCCCCCCATACACATGGGAAGACATCCCCGCCGGCAACACGCCCAACGTCACATACGCGCTCATCAGCGCAGACACCGCATCAGTATCGGTGGCACGCCAATGAGCAACCGCGGATACCTGCCCCAGAAACCCGTCGTCATGATCACCGAGAACGGCGACGAAGCCGCACTCGATGCCGTCAACCAGCGTGTCGAGAAAGCGCAAGCAACAGCCGACAACGCACGACAGATGGTCATCAACCGTGACCCCCGGCTCAACACGCTCGAAGGTCTCGCCACCCAATACCAAGAGACCAGCGCCGCGTCAGAAGCCGACCGGGAACAACTGCACACCGCAGTCGCATCCCTCGCCGCCGACGTACAAAACGAAGCCGAGAACCGTGCCGACGTTGACGCTGCACACCAAGTAGCGATCAGCGGACTCAACGCACGCCTCGACAACATCCAACTCACCCCCGGACCTCAAGGCCAGCAGGGTGAGCGTGGCCCTGTTGGTGCTACCGGTGCGAAGGGTGACCGTGGAGACACGGGAGCCAACGGTGCAAAGGGTGACACCGGAGCAACAGGCGCCATCGGTCCCATTGGACCCGTCGGTCCTCGAGGCGAGACGGGCCCCACCGGGCCCAAGGGTGACACTGGTGCTCGAGGCGAAACCGGCGCGACCGGACCAACCGGCGCATCAGGCCGAGATGCCAACGTACAAATCGAATACCGCGACGGAATCAACGTCCCCGCCATCACCATCCTCAACCTCGGCACAGCCAGCATCGACGTCACAGTCACCTGGCCCACACCATTCCCCGACACCAACTACACCGTCACCCCCCAACTCGCCACCACCAACACCGCGTTGATCGGTAAGGCAGGGGCCACAGTCAAAAGCAAGAGCACCACCGGGGCAGTCATCACCGTCACCACCACAGCGCTACTCAGCGTCGGTGCCCTCGTCCTATCCGCAGTAGCCATCCGCAAGAACACCTGATGGTCAAGCGGGACAGTGGCATGCAAGACCGCATGCGACGGCACGTCCGGAAGGTAGGCGGGAACTGCCACATCTGCGGGCAACCCATCGACTACAACCTTCCCTACTTCCTCGAAGGCACACGCATCCCCAACCCGGAAGCATACGTAGCCGACCACGTCATCCCCCTCGACAAAGGCGGAGCACACAGCACCACCAACGCCAAACCGGCGCACTGGCGCTGCAACTCCACCAAACGAGCACGCACCCACGCGCCAATCATCAAGAGGTCAAACACCCTCAACCGATGAAGGTTCGAACACCCGTTCGCGCCCAGGGGGAGGGACCCCATAGGGGGCCTGCAGCTGGACCTCCGGGGCTAGCCGTCTTCTCTCTCTGGCATTTTTTTGTCATGTAGCAACGCCCTTGGAGGTGTCCTGTGACTGGTAGTCGAAAGTCTGTTCTTCGTGTTGTGGGCCCGGATGAGGCGCCTGCTCGTGTGATGCCTGAGGCGTTGACTCTGAATGAGGCAATTGAGCGGGGTTCGTATCTGCAGATTCTGATTGCTCAGCGGGTGCAGATGGTGGCTGATCTTCCTGAGACGAAGGGGCCGGCGTTGGCGGCGTTGCACCGGCAGATTTCGATCACGTCGAAGGAGATCGAGTCGCTGTTGTCGCGTGATTCTGACGAGGCTGAGGGCGGCGCGAATGTCGAGGATGGCGAGTTCGACGCAGCGGCGATCTGATCTGAAGTTGTCGGATGTTGCGCGGCATGTGGTGTACCCGAAGGGCATTGTTTCGACGGTGTGGCCGCGGGTTGTGGCGCAGTGTGCGGCGATGGGGGTGTCGTTCGACTCGTGGCAGCACGGTGTCGGGACGATTGCTCTGGGGAAGCTGAAGAACGGTAAGTACGCCGCGACTGTTGGTGGTGTCACGCTCAGCATTCCCCGCCAGGTGGGTAAGACGTTCCTGGTGGGCATGATGATCATCGCCTTGTGCGTGTTGCATCCGCGGTTGACGGTGTTGTGGACGGCTCACCGGACGCGCACGTCGACGATGACGTTCAAGACGATGCAGGGGATGGTGCAGCGGAAGAAGATCCGTGTGCATCTGGCGCCTGAGCGTAACGACGGTATCCGTACGGCGAATGGTGAGCAGGAGATCCGGTTCAAGAACGGGTCTGTGATCATGTTCGGCGCCCGTGAGAACGGGTTCGGTCGTGGTTTCGATGCTGTCGACATTGAGGTGTTCGATGAGGCGCAGATCCTGACGGAGAAGGCTCTGGACGACATGGTGCCGGCTGCGAACGCGTCGAAGCAGAAGACGGCCGCGTTGCTGTTCTTCATGGGTACGCCGCCTCGGCCTGTTGATAACGGGGAAGAGTTCACGGCGCGTCGCACGAAGGCGTTGGCGTTGAAGAAGCCTGACGAGGTTGTTGGGGTTGGCGGTAAGGGCGTGTACGTCGAGTTCTCGGCGGATGACGGTGCTGACCCGGATGATCACGAACAGTGGATGAAGGCGAACCCGTCTTTCCCTGACCGTACCCCGGTCGAGTCGATGGAGCGGATGCGTGAGCAGCTGACGGACGAGGATTCGTTCCGTCGTGAGGCTTTGGGTATCTGGGATGCGGCTGGGACGCCTGAGGTTATCGATGCGGCTTCGTGGGCGCGTTGTGCCGATCCGGCGTCGATGCCGGTCGAACGTTTGACGCTGGCGATCGATGTCGCGCCGAACCGCAAGGTTGCGGCGGTCTCATTGGCCGGTCGTCGAGCTGACGGGTTGTGGCACGTAGAGCTCGATGAGCAGAAGAACGGTACTGACTGGATCGCACCGTGGGTTTCGTCGCTCGCTGCGAAGAACCGCCTGCACGCTGTCGTGGTCGATGAGATGACTGGTCTGGTCGAGGAGCGGCGTGGGCGCCGGTATCTGGTTGGTACGGACGTCGTTGTGACGCTGGCTGCTGCTGAGGGGCGTGACATGGCTATTGCTTCTGGGCAGTTCTTTGATGCGGTGATGGAGCCGTCGCCGAGGGTTCGGCATACGGATCAGCCGCAGATGAATGTGGCTTTGTCGGTTGCGCGTAAGCGTCCTCTTGCGGGGGCGTGGGCGTGGAACCGGAAGGACGAGGAGTCGGATATCACTCCGGTGGTTTCGGCGACGTTGGCCCTGTGGGGGGCTCAGCGTGATGACGTGGAGCGCCCGACGCGGCGGGGTACGAGTGAGCGGACGGCGGTGATCCTTTGAGCGAGCAGACGATTCGTGTGCCGGGGTTCTCGGAGGACGAGACCGTGACGGTGAACTTCCTGGCGAAGCAGTTGCGGGACCGGCGGAAGCACAATGAGTCTCGGTCGAATCTGTATGACGGGAAGCAGGCGATCAAGCAGGTTGGGACTGTGATCCCGCCGCAGTATTACCGGCTGGGTCTGGCGTTGGGTTGGGCGGCGAAGGGTGTTGATGGGCTTGCTCGTCGGTGCCGTCTTGACCGGATGGTGTGGACGGGTGGGGATCTTGAGAAGCTGGGTATCCAGGAGCTCGCGGATTCGAACTTCCTGTTCTCGGAGCTTGCTCAGGCTCGCACGGATTCGCTTCTGCATGGTGTGTCGTTCCTGATCACGACGCGTGGTGCTGAGGGGGAGCCGACTGCCCTGGTTCACGCTAAGGATGCGTTGAACGCGACGGGGGAGTGGAACAACCGTGCCCGTCGTCTCGACAACCTGCTGTCGGTGACTTCTCGTGATGGGAACAAGATCACCGGGTTCGTGCTGTATCTGGACGGCGAGACGGTGACTGCCGATCTGGGGAAGGACAACAAGTGGGAAGTTGACCGGTCGACGCACCCGTGGGGTGTGCCGGCTGATCCGTTGATCTACCATCCGCGGTCTTCGAAGCGTCTGGGTCGGTCTCGGATCACGCCGGCGGCGATCTCGCATCAGCATGCTGCGTTGCGTGAGCTGATCCGGCTCGAGGGTCACATGGACATCTACTCGATCCCGCAGCTGCTGATTCTGGGTGCTTCGGAGTCGATCTTCAAGAACGCTGACGGGTCGTTTAAGGCGGCGTGGCAGGTTGCTCTTGGGCGGGCGTTGGGTATCCCGGATGATCCGGATGCTGACCCGGCGAACGCGCGTGCGGATGTGAAGACGATCGCGGCGTCGTCGCCTGAACCTCACCTGGCTGCGTTGAACGCGTTGGCGAAGCTTGAGGCGCGTGAGTATGACCTGCCTGATTCGGATTTCGCGCTGACTGATCTCGCGAACCCGACGTCGGCTGAGTCGTATACGGCGTCGCGGGAGAACCTGATTGCTGAGGCTGAGGGTGCGATGGATGACTGGTCGGTTCCGATCCGTCGAACTGTTGCCCGGGCTTTGGCGATCCAGAACGGTGAGACTGAGGTTCCGGCGGCGTTCTCGTCGATTCAGGCTGATTGGCGTTCCCCGGTGTACATCTCGCGGGCGGCTGAGGCTGACGCGGGTACGAAGCAGCTGGGCGCTGTTGAGTGGTTGAAGGAGACCCGTGTGGGTCTGCAGCTGCTTGGTTTGACGGAGACGCAGATCGATGAGGCGATGCGTGAGCGTACGGCGAATGTTGGGCGTGCGC